ACGCCTTAGCGGCCTTCACGGGGCGCTCTGCGGGCACCGTGGGGGCGAAGTCGAACAGGTGCGGGACCGCGGTCACGATGGGGTGATCGTCGGGCAGGTCTGCACCGCATTCGACGGTGCCCAGTGCATGGTGGAAGGTTTCAAGCGCCTTAGCCATCAGGTGTGCTCCTTGAATCTCAGCGGCCCAGAAGGGACGGCTAGCGGTATGTCGCGGTCGACGACGAGCGACACCCGATGCCCGGGGCCGTCGTTGGTGACGTGGTGCCACTCGTAGTGGCGCACCGGGAACGGCACCCCCGCTACTTGGGTGAAGGTGCCGTAGGTGCCGGTAGTGAACGGAAGCTGCCAGCGCTCAAAGTAGGGGCCGGCGTCGATGTGTTCACGGATGTACCCGCCCGGCGCGAGACGTGACAGCCACGCGCTGCGGACAGGGGCGAAGGGCGCGAGCATGGCGGCGAAGGCTTCAACCTCCACCCGGCCCGCAAGGCAGACGGTGATCTGCTGGTAGCCGTGGTGTGCCCCCGTCTCAGCGAACTGAGACGGGAGCGACCACAGGTTCTCTACGGCCGCGAGCGCGACCGCGAGCGCGGCGGGGTCAACGTTCGGGAACATCGCCCCGCCACTCGCTCAGGTGACGTTGAGCAGGCTGATGGCGGCGGCGTTGACCACTTCGCCACCGACACGCCAGAAGGCGAAGAAGCCCGCCTGACCCGTGGGTCGCCGGTTCGCGCCCAAGACGAGGTTGTCGTAGTACACCTCGACGCCAACGCGGTCCACGATGACGTAGGCCGCGTTCCAGTCGCCGTAGCCCAAGACGTAGTTCTCGCCCAGGGCGGTGATCGAACCGTCCATGTCCGAAGTCTCGTAGCTGGGCGAACCGAGCAGCACCGGGGGGGTGCCTGCGCCGAGCTGAGCCCACAGGCACGAACCGCCGGAGGTGTCGAACTGGCGGATCCGGTTCTGGATCGCGACGTTCGCCTGCCACGCCGCCCGCGAGGTGCGGAAGCGGGGAGCGAGACCGGCCTGCGTGGAGTACACGTCGGCCACGGCGAAGGTGTCGGTGCTGGCGGAAGCAACGAGCGAACCCGCTGCAACCTTGCCGGTGACCCAGCCCTGCGGGGCAGTCGTGCCGTTGCCCGTGGTGAACGCGGTGCCTTCCAGCCGGTCCTTGGCGTCGAGGATGAGCGGCTGCACCTGCGAGGCGAAGCCCGAGTCCGCGAGGACTTCGTAGCTGCCGAACAGGTAGGCCGAACCCTTGAACGTCGGGATCGCGGGCTGGGTGAAGGTCGGGGACGCGTCAGCGGCCTCGGTTGCTTCGTCCAGCCACTCAGCCGAGACGCCGGCCGAGGTGACGCCGCGCCACTCGTTCGCGCCGATGATGGTCTCCTTGCGGGCCAGCTGACGCATCGGGTTGTTGACGCCGTTGTTGGTGAGCATCACGGCCGGGTCGAGGATGTACGGCACCATCGCGCCACCGTTGGCGGTGGTGAGCGACATGGCGGCGCGCTCGAGCTGGGGACCGAAGTTGCGGCCCTGCGAGGCGATGAAGCGCTCGAACTCGGTGGTGTACTCGGGCGAGCCGGTCATCAGCACGTACTCGGCCATCTTGGCCTGATTGCGGCCGGCCAGTTCGATCTTGGCGGTGACGGCTTCGCGCTGGTCGTCGGTGAACGCCCGCTCGCTGTTGCGCTCCACGGCGGTGAGTGCACGCGCCACCAGGTCGTCACGCATGGCGACCGGGTTGGAGCGGTTCACGCTGTCGAGGTCGTACAGGTCGCGGTCGGTCGAGCGCACGAAAGTCGTCGGCGCTGCCGCACGCTCCTGCTTGATCTCGCCCGAGGCGACGCGGGCGGTGACCTTCTGGGCGCGCTCTGCGAGTGCGTCGAGCTTGTCCACCTCGGCGTCGAGCTCTTCGGCGCGGGCGATGTCGGCCGTGACGGCTTCCACCTGATCGGCGGGGACTTCGTTGATGTCGATGTCGGAGAGACGGGCGCGGATGGCGTCTGCCTCAGCGACGAGAGTTGCGCGGTTCATGCGCGGTCCTTTCGTTGGAGAGTTGCCGACAGGCGGGATGCCAGGTCGGCGGGGAGCGCCACGCGCACGGGGTCGTGCGAGGTGGGGGTTTCGCTGCTGCGCCCGGTGTCGGGCGAGAGCAGAGCGAGGATGTTGCCGACGCGCGCTGCAAGGTCTGCGTCGTCAGCGAGAAGGGAACGGAGCTCATCGTCCGTGTAGGTGGCGAACTCGGCACGGACGGCGACGATCTGCGCTTCGCCGTAGGCGGGGAACGGAGTCGCGCCGTACTCGGTCATCGCGATCTCTGTGCGTTCCTTGACGTTCAGCCCCGAGTCTGCGTGCTTGCCGGCGGCGCGGGTGGCCTTGAACTGCCCGGAGAACGACATACCGCGCAACGCACCGTCACGGGCGAGGGTGTGCACCTCATCGCCGAGCGGGGTGTCCATGATCTTCGTCGAGGTCCACACGCCGCGCGAGTCGGCGCGCACCTCGGCCGGGACGCCGTACGGCATCGAGTACCGCTCGGAACTGTCGCCGTGGATCGTGCGCCCGTGGTTGAAGAGCACTTGGAAGTTGCTGCCCCGCTGCGAGAGGGTGCGGTCGAACGCCGTAGGAGCGATGCGCTCCATGTAGTGGCCTTCGCGGTCACGGATTTCCTGCTCACGCGAGAACACCGCGGCATAGGCGTCGATGAACCGTGCGCCGCCTTCGGAGCGCGTCGCGAGGTCGTCGATCGGTGCGTACCGTTGGAACACGGGGCCTCCTTGGGAGGATCAGAGAGCGCCGACGAGTAGCAGCGTCTCGATGTCGAGGTCGTCGAAGTTGGCGGTGAACTCGATGTCGGCGGTGAGGGTTGCGCCCGCGGTGAGCGTCGCGGCCATGTAGGCGGGGATCGGGTTGGGGGTGCGTGTCCGCTGGGGTCGCCGGGCGGGACGGAGTCCGCCGCCTGCCGACTGGCTGGAGGTTGCGGCGAGCGTCGCGGTGAGTGCTGCGCCTGCGCCGATGGTGGCGGCGATCGCGCCGGGGTTCGCGGGTTCGGATGCGCCGAGACCTTGGGAGACGATCGCGCCGTGTTCGGGGAGTCCTAGACCACCAGCAACGACGGCCATCGGCTACTCCAAACGTTCGCGGCGTTCAGCCCCAGCCCCGGCGTACGCGACGGTCCCGGCAGCGTTCTGCCACAGGTCTGCCGCGTAGAGCACGGTGGTGCCGTCCGTGTCGTAGATCGTGATGGTCCCGGCTACCGGGTCGGTCACGACCTTGTTGCGTGCCGCGATGTGAGCGAAGTTCAACGCCTCGCCCATTGTGCCCGCCTCGTTGAACGATGCCGCCAGGGAACTCCAGACGGCGGAGGCGAGCGACTGCGGTGAGAGTTCGGTGTACGGCTGGATTGCCGCTTCCATGTGCCCGATTGCGGAGGGGGTGGGGGTGACGGTGCCGGTCCCGGTGATTGCGGCGACCGCGTTGCCAAGCGCGACGAGTGCGCCGGTGACGTTGCCGGATGCGGCGAGGTCGGCGGAAAGCTGGAGGATGGCGAGCACGTCAGCGGAGACCGTCGCGCCCGCGGTGATCGCGGCGACCGCGGAGACGATCAGTGCGCCCGTACCGGCGAGGGTGGCGGTGCTGGTGAGTGCAGCGACACCGTTGACGCCCATCGCACCGGAACCGGCGAGGGTGGCGGCGGCGGCGAGTTCGTTGGTGGCGGCGAGGTCGCCTGCGTCGATGGGTAGCACCCACGACGACGGGGGGCGGGTGCCGCGGGGGGTGGCCGAGAGCGACGAGTAGGAAGCCCACCCGACGAACCGACCTCGGGTGGCCCCGGACTTGCCGAACTGGGCGCGGGTGTCGGACACGGTGGAGCCGCCGAACGCGCGGCCGGGGTTCTTGTTGAGTACCGAGTAGTTGCCGATCAGCATCTCAGCCCCAGGCGAAATCGAGGTGCCCGTAGAACGCGGAGTTGACCGGGGTGGCTGCGCCCGCGTACATCAGCCATGACAGGTTCGCCCCGTCGTACACGCGCGGCAGGGACGGCACCTGGTTGAGGAGATCTCGCTCGGCGGCGACACCGATGGTGGTCATCGGGAGCGTGAGCAGCGGCCGGCAGATGACGAGGTTCAACTGACCTGACGTGTAGGTCGACGACAGGTTGAACTGCTGCACCGAACGGATGCCGGAGTCTCCCGCGGCGAGCGGCATGAACGGCCCGTACTTGCCCGCGCCGGTGCCGGAGTAGACGATGTTGCCCTTCGGGGCGGCGGTGGTGCCGGCGGGAAGCACGGACGGCGTGAGCTGCCCAGCGGTGCCCGCCTGGTTCGTGTAGGTCATGCGGATGTTCGGGGTGCCCGCACCCATTGCGGTTGTTGCCGCGCCGACCGAGGCGACCACATAGGCGCGCAACCCTGCGCCGTTGGTGTGGCGACCCGTGGGGAATACGACGGTGTTGTCGAGCGCCTGATCGCCGGTCGTGGTGACCGAGTTGATCCGGTAGAACCCGAGACGGTCGACCAGCATGAACACCGCCGGCATCGTGGTCGCCGCCGCGGAGAACGCCGACGCGTTGACGATGTGCTTCGTGTCGGTGGACACGTTCCCGCCGTGGGGGATGCCTGGCGAGGTCGTGGAGGTGTCGTCGAGCGCTTGGAAGGCGAGCGACGTGCCGGTCCCGTAGGCGCTGTCCGAGCCGGGGTTGCCCGGGCCGCAGGAAAGGTCATACCACTGGCCGGCGGTCTGCGCGGTCGTCGGGAGTGCGAGCTTGTTCCAGTCCGTGCGCAGGAACTTGCCGTTGACGGTGGTCTCGTTGATGAAGTCGTCGAGGCTGCTGAATCCGGCCATGTGAGTCTCCTAGTTCCAGACGACAGTGATGTCGCCGTGCAGCGCTGTAGCGGCCAACGAACCCGCTGGACAGGCCAGAAAGTTGAGGTAGGCGTCATCGGTAATCGTCGGCAACTGCCCGAAGTCGGTGAGATAGTTCACTTCAACGGGGGCGTCGATGCCGCGGAGTTGCAGCTGGGCGAGCGGCTTGACGAGCACCAGGGTGAACAGGCCCACATCTGCGCCAGCCATCGTGATCGAGTCGATGGAACGCACCCCGGTGTCGCCCGCCTGTAGCGGCAGGAACGGCCCACGAGCGTTGGCGTTCGCACGGTCAGAGGTCACGATTGAGCCGTTGACGCTGACCGAGTTCTGCACAACCGAGCCGGTGGAACGGCCCGCGACCCCGTCACTGTTCGTGTAGGACACGGCGAACGACTGCCCGCCCGTGCGCCCGGCGACCGATACGGCCATCATCTGCACCCCTTCGCCGTCCGTGTAGCGGGGAAGGGTCAAGGTGTTGTCAAGGAACTGTTCGTCGGTTGAGCCCTCATCGATGAACGGGTAATAGAACAGGTAGTCACACAGCATCATCGGCATCGGCAACGCAGTCGCCGTGGTAGTCATCACCGTGACCGACTTGAGGTGCTTCGTGGAGGGGGAGACGTTGCGGCCATGCATCAGTCCTTGCTCGTCGGAGTAGGACATGGGCGCACCGATGAGCGGGGAAGCCGCGTAGTACTGCGGGACGGGAGAGCCTGGGGACATCGACAGGTCGAACCAAATGCCGATGGTGGTCACCTGTGACGGCGACTTGCGCCAGGTCGAATACCAGGTCTGCCCGGCGTTCTCCGCGGTGGCGAACGCGGCGACGTTGCGGAAGCCCATCAGCGGACCACCGCACCGCCGCGGGCCTGCGCTTGCGCCTCAGCCACAATCGGGCCTTGGCAGCCACACCCGCGCACCGGGGCAGAACCCGCGACGACAACCACCGGGGCGTGGCACGTAGCGCAGTAGTACATCAGTCGAACACAATCGTCAGCGCGCCGATGGCGAACTGTGGCTGAATGCCGGTCGACACGCTCAGCGAACTGGTGAGCGCACCGGAGGCGATGATCTGCGACGATGCCGAGGGACTGATCGACACATGCGTGATCGTGTTCGTGCCCGACGAGCACTGCGGGAACTGCACCAGCGCGGCGTTGCTCGTCGTGTTGCCGGCGACCGTCCACCCAGCACCGGAGCGGGCGACCGTCACCGCGGCATAGCTGCCGTAGGTGGCGGGAGACGTAGCCGTGGTGCCACCTTCGCCGGGGTCCCCGACGTGAAGGTGCACCTGTAGGTCGGTTGCTGCGTTCCACGACAACGCCGTCGCGTTGAACAGGAGGAGGCCGAGATCGTTCTCTGTGGTGTTGCCGAGACTCATAGCGGATTCTCCGTAATCGTCGAGATGCGCCCAAGGGCGTCGTGGGTGATGTGGCGCGTCGTGGCGCGCTGTTCAGGGATGTTCACGGTCACGTCAGCCGGGGCGACATGCACCACCGGAGCGGGCTGCTCTGGGATGTGTACGTCGATCTGCGTATCGGACCGGCCGACCGTGACAGGGACCGTGATCCCGTCGATGTGAATGTCGGGCATGGTCAGCGCAAGCGTGAGCTGCTGTTCGGCCCGTTCGGGTGGCGGGGGACTCGGGACCGGGGCGATGTTCGCGCCCGGCTCCTGCAACTGCACGGACACCTTGCCCGTGTGCTTCAACGCCGCGAAGTCGCCATCGACGGCGGCGTTCACCGCGGTGTCGGCCGTGTAGCCCGCCTCGACGAGAGTGCGGATCGTGCGGGCGTGGCCCTCACGAATCTCGGCTTCGTCCTTCACGTCCTCCTGCAAGAACGACACGTCACGATCGGAGTACCACAGGCGAGAGCGAGACGGGGCAGGCTCCAGCACGGAGAGCGCGGAGATGGCAGCCTGCCATGCGTCGCGCATCGTCACATCAGCGAACCGGCGACGCGCCGCACCGTAGTTGCCCGCGTTCAGCGACGAACCGGACAGACCTTCAGAGAGTCCGACGACAACCGGGGGGACGCCCGCCGCGGCGGCGATACGGGTTTCGCCCGCGCCCTGCACCGCCTTGAGCGCCAACTGCTCGAAGTTCGCGCCCACGATCTTGACATCTGCGCCGCCACCGAGCGCGAGGGTCTTGCCTGCGTTCTGTGAGCCGGTCATCTTGCGCTTGATGACTTCGGTCAACTTCTTGAAGTCGTCCGGGGAGACAGTCGGGTCGAACGTGATGACCAGGTTCGGCGTCGCGGAGTTCTCCATGTGCGACTGCTTGAACGTGTTAAACGCGTTATCCACGTCCACTTCGCGCAGGATCGGCGTCAGCCATGACATGCCGCGCCAATCGGCCATCGGGTCGGGCATCGGCGCGTAGTGGGCAACCTCGTTCAGCTCGAGGAACTCGGCGGGCGAGTCCTCGTTCTCGGTGTAGAGATACCCGGCCTTTGCCCAGCCCAACCCGCCACCCATGCGGCCTTCGATCCGCTCGGAAAGGATGACCGTCTTCTCGGGCGACAGGCGTGCGAGGTTCACCCGGTCCGACCGGACCAGGCTGCCGGCGTTGTACCAGAACGAGTTACCCGCACAGGTGGCGTCTTGCTCCATGCGGCCGAGTACCTGCGAGAACGACCCGCCAACCCACGGCGTCTCGAACGTGTCAAGGTCGACGGTGCCGAACAGCTTCTTGGTGTCGAGGTTCTGCCATTGCGGCATGATCTGCGAGAACACCGCAAGGCGGACAGCGGAGCACGCGAACACGACACCGTTGCCGGTGTAGGCGCGCTGCGTCAGCCCTAGGCCTTGCATGTTCCCCTTCTCGGGGTCGCCTTCCTTGCGTTGCGTGAAGTACGGAAGCCACGGCTCCACCAGGCTCAGGTACTGGTTGAACGAGAGCTGCGAGCGTTCCGCTTCGGCAGGCTTGCGGCGGAGAAGGTCGGCCAGCATCAACTACCCGCCTTCAACTCTTGACGCACACCGAGCGCGACGACAGCCGCGCCCACGGTCAACCCTGCCGCGATCAGCGACCAGGCGGCGAGGGATGCAGCGAACAGGGTCAACCCTGCGGTTTGGAGGGCGTAGGCGATGCGCTTGCGGTTCATCGTCACCCCTTCACAGGTCGATCATTTCCAGCCACGCATCGGCGCGGCCGGACTCATGCGTCGCAGCGGCCACAGCGGCAGCGGCAGCGAACAGCGGGGCGACGTTGGTGGACGACGTGCGACGCGACCAGGGCGACGTATCGCCCGACATCCGCGCCGCCAGCCCCTTCACGGCCGAGTTCATTTCTGGCTGCCCGCGGTGACGGAGCGAACCTTCCACCACGGCCTGCTCTAGAAGCTGCTGGGCTTCCGCGAACTCGGCGGGCTTCACTTCGATCACGTCCACCCCGGCAGCGACAAGATCGTCGCGCCATGCGAGGGCGGGAGACTTCGGGGGCAGGTGTAGCGACACCTTGTGCCCGTCGCAGAGCCGCTTCGCGACCGTCACCAGTTCGTTGAGTTGGTGGGAGGCCAGCCAGTAGCGGATAGCGATGTGGCGCAGGTTGTCGCTGCGCCGGCCGTACACCGCGAAGCACGCCGACTTGCGATCCATCGGCGCATCCAGCGCCAACGTCAGCGACTCATCCGTCGCCATCGACTCGCCATCGACAAGCTGCCCGAACCGGACCGGCGAGATCGGCCCCTCTTGCGTGTCGTCGGCATCCCACACGCCGAGCGCTTCGCGCATCCATGAGTTCAGGTCTGGCAGATTCGCCCGCAACCGCAGCATCGAGCGCAGCGGTGTCCGGTGAGGGAACGACGGGTTGGCTTTGCGCCACTGCGCCTGGTCGTCCGGGTCGGCGTCAACGTCAGCGGAACACTCCACGTAGAGCTGCTCGGCCCCGACCACGACCTGCCCGAACTCGCACCCTTCCGGTAGGTGGCTCTTGGCTTCCTTGCGGCGCGTGGTGAACACTTCGCCGTTGTCCACCGGACGGGGCGGGGTGCCCATGTAGAAGATCAGCGCCCCGTGCGGGTGGCGCGACTGGTTCGTCGCGGCCACCATGTCCTCAAGCGCCTTGTCCGTGAGGATTTGCGCCTCGTCGAACACCTCGATGTCAACCTCATCGAAGCCGCGACCAAAGCCGGACTCCCTCGCGCCGAACATCAGCACGGAGCCGTTGACGAATGAGATTTCCTGCTCACCGTTCGTGCGGCGAATGTCCGCGACGTACGGAGCAACCCGCGCCCGCTTGGCGTAGCCCTGTAGCGACTTGAACGTGTTCGTGGTCGTACGGGTCCGGTGAGCCGTCCAGATCACCTTGAGGCCCGGGAACAACACGCACAGAGCGAAGATGATGCGCCCGACGATGAACGTCTTAGCAACCTGCCGCGGAATGGAAAGCGTGATGCCGCCGACCGTCGCTGCGTAGATGCCATCGGCGCGCTTGCCGAGAATCAGCCGACCGAGCCCCGACTGCCAGGTGTCGAACTGGTCTCCGAACTCTGCACACTTCGCCTCCACCGCAGGCCACCCGGAGGTTTCGATGCCTGACGGGATGACGATGTGGCGGGCAACCTCAGACAGCCGACGCGTCGAAGCGCTCATCCGTGGCCGTCTCGTTGTCCCGCTCTGCCTTCTTCGCTGCGGCTTCCAGCACGTCGATGTCCTTGGCAATCTCCAGCAGCCGGCGCGTCAGTGCAGCCAGGTCGCGAGCGGGGGTGTCCTCGTCCTCGACCGCCTTGGCAACCCGGTCGCGGGTCGCCACCAGCAGATCGAGCCTGTCGCCGTCCTTCGCTGCCGACGTGACCGTGTGCTTCACCTTCGGGGCCGGGGGCTTGTCGTTCGCCTTCACGGCGTGCAGGTGGGAAGCCATCACGCCTCCGTTGAAGTGAACTATCTCACCGACTTCGGGCAGTTGCCGACGATTACCGATGACGCCTACCTCAACTTTCTGGCCTGTCCACCGGGGTCGT